CGGCTCACGCATTCCTACGCCGTACACGCCTTCTGGGTACCCTGTCACGTTGCCGGGCATCTTACTTCCCCTTTTTAGCCGTCTTAGCAGACTGCTTAAAGTCTTTCGCGGTTGGCGCGCCGGGTGAGCCGGGCTTCCTCATCTTCTCGCCAGAGCCAGCCTTAATACGTGCCTGTTTGGCGTGAATGTTTGCGTACAATCCTGGTTTAGTAGCCATTAGCATTTCCACCTTTTCAAAGCTGCTTTCGCTCGTTCGCCGTCTTTAGCGTTGGCCGCGACAGCCCCCATTCTGGCGCAGAACGACTTTTTCCTACCCTCGTCTGCCTTCGTCTTCGGACTCGGTGCCGGCGCCTTTAAGTTGCTGCCTGTCTCGCGGTTGTACTTCTCCCGCCCCTTGGCTGTCAGGCCGGCGCCTTTGCTGACCGGTAGCTTCTCGCCCCGGCCTACACTTAACGACACACTCTTTTTAGTTGCCATCTTAGTGCCCCATCCATCCAGTTGCTACTGTCGTCTGCTGATACCCTCGCGGTGCTGACCGTGTCGCCCGTTCGTAGCTCGACTCACGGCTAGCTACGGGAAACGCGAACGTCACTGCCAGCGCGTCGGCTGCGTCAGGGGACGCTAGCCCTCTCGACTTCATCTCTTTCTTGCCTTCCAGATAGATCGTTCCCGACGAGTCGGGCTTTTTCATCGGGCCGGTCAGGTCGGCTTTCAGTTGCCGGTCGTTTGGGATGCTGGCTGTCTTTAGCCAATCCTTCATCGCGCCCCACATCTCAGCACGCTTGTTGCCCCACATGACGGGCTTGCTCGACTTCCATCCGAAGTTCACTCCCCGCACCTTGTAACGCTGTTCTTTTAGCCTGTCAAGTACCCCGTAGCCCAGACCACCTTCGTCGATCACCGTCAGTGCTGGCCGGTACTCTTCGATGGCGTCAATCACCCGGCCAACGGTCGTCATGGTGTCCTCGCCGTGGTACCGCTTGATCGCTATTAGATCCCGTCCTTGTCTGACGACGATGACGGTTGCGTCCGCGCCGCCGCGAGCTGGGTCAACGCCGACAACAATTGGCGCCGTCTCGTCCTTGTAGCGTGGCCTTTGGGCGGCATCGTCGACAGCAGACGCACCAATAAACTGATCTTCGCCAGCCGATGGGAATTCACCGTAGACCTCAACCCTAGCCTGTGGCGAATCCTCGCCATACTCCGCAATGATCTGCTCATATATCTGCTTGTCCGTGTCCTCGACCGTTCTGGAGTCGATGTTCTCCGTTTGCCAGAAGTTACGCTTGGCGTGGAAACACTCGTAGAAGTAGCCTTGATTGCGCCGTGGGTTGGAGAACGCGAACCAGTACCTGTCTAAGATCGGTTCCGTAAAGAAGCCCGCACCGACCGACCAAATGCCGTCTGGAATACCGGACGCCTCATCAAAGATCAGCATCATGCCGTCGTGGTTGTGAACACCGGCGTAGCTGTCGGGATTCTCTTCCGACCAGAGCTTGCCCTCCGCTGCCCAGTAGCGCGTACCCTTTTTCAAGTCCCGCTCGACCAGCTCGGTTAGCCACTTAGCGGGCACCAGCTTGGTTGCGCTGATCTCCCACCAGTGGTTGTTAATCACCATCGCCTGCCACTTGGTCAGCTCACCCCATGTGACCGACCGCAGCTGCGCTTCGCTGTTGGCTGACACGATCACGGAGGAGCCTATGCGGGTCGACAGCATCCACAAGACGAGCCAAGAGACGAGCGCGGACTTACCAATCCCTCGACCGGACGCGACCGCTGTTCTCAAGGCGTCCATGTCAATCTGACCGCGGTTATTCTTGATGTGGCTGGCTATCCTGCGCAGTATCTTGCGTTGCCAGGTGCGCGGGCCTTTGAACTTGGCCAGTGGCGTGTTGGGTTGCCCCCACGGGAACGCGAACAGCACGAACGCCTCAGGGTCGTCAGCGATGGTCGGCGCCCAGAGGCGCGTCATTAGGAGCTGCTCGCCCTCGGCGTCATAGATCGGCTGTTGCGCCATTATTTACCTTGCAGTCGTTTCAAGTCTTGCAGGTGGTCGGAGCCTATAAAGTACACGCCTTTGGGCTGCGACAGCAACCAGCGTTGACGGTACTCGTTGGCTTTGTTGGCCATCTGGCGTGCGGGCGTGTCGTCAGACTCCCACATGTCGCGTTCGCCTCTATCCAGAAACGCAGCCACGTTTTCCTTTGACGCCGGGCGCTGGGCTTCTTGCAAGAACTCCGGCCCCATGTTTTGCAGGAAAGTTGCCAAGGTCTTGCTGTCAAACTTGCGGTCTTTAAAGTACCCGAACTTGTCTTGGTTTTCCAAGATGCTGTCAAATATCGTCTTGTCGCTAGGCAGTATGTCTTTTTGCTTGTTTACGTCCGTGTTGGTGAACAGCGTAAACAAGAATTCTGACGGGTAGCCTTTGACCGCCTTAGACGCCGCGTCATCCCACGACCCTTTATATGACACGCCCGGCAGTTTGTCGCCGCCCGTGCCTTCATAGTACGCGCCGTGTTGCGCAGCCTCTGCTTTGATGCGAGCAGGCAGCGTCATGGGTTCGCCATGCACTTGCCCGACAAAGGTCACGCCGGGGCGTGGTGAGTAAGTCTGTATTGGCGCGGTAGGTGTGGCGTAGGCGTCAGCGCCGACTGCTTGACGCAGTACATTAACCGACGGTGGCGCGAGTGCGTTCAGTGGCATTTTCCAAATACTCCGGTTGCTGTTCCGTAATCAGCCCGTCCAAGACGCGCTCTTGTGCCTGCTGCAGCGCCTGCGTGATGCTGATCTTGTTGGTGATGTCGACACTAATCTCTTGGCGGGCCGTCCAGCCGTGGGCGTGCTGCAGAATAGCCAGCGCTGCCTTGCTGTCGCCAGACCGGGCTGCTTCGCGCAGGTGGGCTGATGCCTCCATCTCGCTGTCGGCGCGGCCTTTCATGGCTGCCATGTCGGCGGCCGGGTCAAGCTCGCACAGCTGCCTGAACTCGGTGGGCAGCATGCCAGCGGCCAAGGCAAGCGAGTCGCCCTTCAGACCCAAAGCAGCCGCGTCATAGATCGCCTGAAGCCTGGCTTCGGTCGCCTCGACTTTGCGCGGTGAGAATGGTATCGATTTGAACATACGCGGATATTAGCAAAGTGTGGGCAATGTGGGCTACTTTTTTGGCGGTCGGTATTGAGCTTTTAAAAAAAATAAAAAATTTCTTCTGACACCTCCGTGGCCGCGACCGGCCTGCCGCGGGCCCCCCACCCCCCAGGTTAGTGAGCACTTACTTTTGTGTTGTCAGCCTGGCAAGTTAGTAAGCACTAACTAACCAGGTTAGTGAGTACTCACTTACAAAGTTAGTGGTCACTAACATGACAGGTTAGTGGTCACTAACTGTTAGCATAATGCTACCAAACCTGTGGATAACTTTGCTTGTTGTCATTCTGCTATGTAGGCAATGTTGGCTATGTTGGCTATGGTTTAAAATCGCTGGCCAAACGTGACAGCGCTGCCATTCACACACTCTGTTAGCATTATGATATCAAAAATGAAGTTATATAGGTTCAGTCTACAAAACAGCCAACATTGCCAACAAATAGCAAAAAGCCGCATTCAGACTAGGTTATCGCGTAGGCACTCACGACGATTTTTAATACCAACAAGTTGACTAATGCGGCCACAAATTGGCATGCAAAATAAATGCAAAACAATGCTTTACATTTTTTAAGTTATGGACTAACATGTATTTCAGCAACACAATGTTTGGTAGTCTAATTGCCTATTTTTTAATCACTTAGGGGGAAATATGGAAAACGTCCGCGAAAATGTCACGCTGTCATCAGGCCGCGTTATTGCTCACACTCGCGAGCCGAACGGCTCACAATTGGCCACGCCTACAACCGGCTCGAATGCAATGACGAATGAAGAGTGGCTCGAATACGTGTCAATCATTAACCCAAAGGTCAAATAATGGAAAAGCCAACATTCGCCGAAATATGCGGCGCTGTCATTGGATTCGCGGCGCTCGCGCTATTTGTTTTTCTTTGCCTTGCATATTAATCAATCATAAGGAACCGGCCAAATGCAAAACCCTTTCAAACTCCAGCTCAAACGTGAAGGCCTGGAATATCGCCGCGTTTTGGGTGAATCCAGCGCAAAGACAATCAAGGGCGAGAAAATCGGCTACTTGACGGCTATCTGCTATCTGGTACCGGATGAAAAGCTTTGCCCGTTCGCGATTATGGCCGGTTGTTTTGACGGTTGTTTAAAATCGGCCGGCCGCGGCGCGTTTAATGCCGTGCAAGCGGCGCGCGCGGCCAAAACCGCATTCTTTCGCAAAAATCAACGCGCGTTTATGCTATCAATGGCCGCCGATGTATGGTCGCACGCACGCCGTGCGGAAAAGCTTGGCCTGATCCCTTTGGTACGGCCGAACGGCACGTCAGATATCCCGTTTGAAAATATTCTCATTGACGGTAAAACGATTTTTCAGATGTTCGCTGATGTTCAATGGTACGACTATACGAAACACCCTAGCCGGAACCTAACCGGCAAAACGGCCGGTAACTATGATCTCACCTATAGTTTTTCTGCTATCACGCCAAAACCGATATCAATCAAAGGCCTGATTAATCCGGCCAATAAACGCACGGCCGTGGTATTTCAGCGCCAAAGCGATATACCGGCCGAATTTCGCGGATGGCCGGTCGTTGACGGCGACGACACCGACGTGCGGCATATTGAACCGGCCGGCGTGGTCGTTGCACTTTATGCCAAGGGCAAAGCAAAACGCGACACCGGCGGTTTCGTTCAAATTAAGGGAAGGGATTATTGATGCGGTATCGCCTGCAGTATGGCCGGCTGGATGACTTTGGCGCCGTCATCCAGTGGCTAGATTTCCCGCCGGCCACTGGCCGGTATATCACGCGGCGCGTGCCCGTACCGGCGCGTCTAATTCCTACAATTGAAAGCCACGGCCGCGCGCTATGGTAAACCAGGGGAGTAAAACAATGGCAAAACTCAAAACCGCA